GCACAAAAGCGATACTGGACAGCCTTGGTGCTGTCCATACCCCTGGACTGTTTTCGGGGATACTACCAGGTGAAAATTGCTTAGCGGTATCAATCAAGCAAGGCATGTCCACACGTGGAAGTGAGGGCAAGACGGTTGACCAACATATCACTCGTGATATGTTGTCGTTCCGACTTATAACAAGGGCAAGTGTTTGTATCTTTTGTAATGAGGAAGCTGTCATACAGTTTGCCTGCGGAAACTGTGGTGCAACATGAAAAAATATTGCACCCAGAACAACGCACAGTGCGAGTCATGTTCCCTCTCCAACTACGGTCGGGATTGTCGGAATAATCCCGTCTCACCTAAAAAGAGTCGGAACTTTCGACTCTCAGACGAAATAATGCGCCAACTACGCGTACTAGCTGGCGAAAGGTCCGTGACTAGCTACCTAGAAACGCTAGTCGAGAAGGAATACAAGACGATGGAGGTAAGGAAAATGAAAAAAGTAACGTTAGTCCACGATGACCTAAAAGGGTTTATGCTAGTGGACGATGTTGGTGATTTTGTAACGACCGTAGATGTTGGTGAAGAAGAAGATCCTGATTGGGATCTTATCGAGAAGCAAGCCAATAAAAAAGGATATACTTTAGATTAATAGCATAACCCCAAAAAGAGTTAGCCCCATAATCGGGGCTAACTCTTTTGTACTAATATCTATTGCTATCAAACAACACATTGAATCTTTCTTGTATCTTCTCGCATATCCTGTTGTCTATATGCTTGATATAACTAATGCATAGATGTACCTTCCGACTTATCATTTCGTAGGTAGGTTGTCTTTTCCCTGTCTCCCTGTCCAAATACCGCATATGTATTATTTTTGCCTCTCTTGTGTTGAGCTTATTAATTGTTGACTGTATCGATCTGTGCATCATCTTCAGATATAACAACTCATTTTCGAGGCGCATAATATGTGTTAATCTGTCTAGTACTAGCGTTTCGAGGCTGCTTGTTTCTGTGCTAGCTGACCTTGGCATGTCCGTAACTCGACTAATTTTTATGGATGATATATCCATTTTTTTGTAGCTGTCTATGTCGGACTGTAGTATCTGTATATCTTCCTTCAATGCTTCCCAGTTATGCAAATAGTACCTTGTTTCCCCATAACTCATATGCGCCACCCTTTCTATTTTTTCTCTTCATCCTGCAGATACACTTTCAAGTACACAATCTTTTCTTTCGGCTCTTCCTTCTCCTGTTCCTTGGCTTTTCTCTTATTGCTTATATGTGCCACTATCCACAGTACTCCTATTGCTACCAGCCAAAGTAATGCAGCTTCACCGCTGTATGTCATATCGCCCACCCACTTTCCCTTTATTTATTTGCCTTATAGAATGCTTGTGCAAATCCCTGTGGTGTTATTGCTCTTAGTGCTGCGCGATCAAGATTTAAGTGTTTATATTCTGGGTATTTTGGTGCCGCCCACGCTAACGTATTAACTTTTCCACTCTTATATCGTTTTGTAATGCCGTCAGGCATTGTGTGTACTGTCTTTTTTGGTTCGTCAAAATATCCCCAAACGTCTGTTGGTTTTACTCCTGCATCTCCAAATCCCCATTGCTTAAAAGAAAATTTCGGACGGCCTAAAAATCTACGTAATAGCCCCAAAGGGTTCTCTAGTGCCCAAAACTTAATATTTCCACGCAATTGACAATTCCAAATAATTTTCATACATGCTTCAACTATTACCATGCCGGCGGTTAAGTCGCGTTTTCTTCGTGATCCGTTTTTTGCTAAACTAAATTCCGTGCATGGAGGAGCTGCAAGAATACCATAAATATCCTCATACAATACCGTTTGACTTTCTCTGTAATGTTTATCCTGTCTTTCAAATTGCATGCCGCACATTCCAAATTCGACCTTAGTAACATCGTATTCCGGTAAAGTTATTACTCTGACATCATATCCGGCCTCTGCATACGGCTTGCTCCATGCTCCTGTTCCACCACACAAGTCTAATATTATTTTCATATCGCCCACCCACTTCCCCGACAGATGTTGTCAATGAAGGTAACCTTTGCATCTGTGTAGGTGTTCTTTTTCTCAGGCTTCAGCTTGTACTGGATTTCCTGATACCAAGCTACATTGCCTTTCCTCTTGATAATGCCACCATTTTTTTCTCTTTCCTGCTGATCTGACATTTTTAGGTTGAGATATAATGTTGGCTGGTTAACTCCTGTCTCTTTTTGTATGCTGACTATAGCTTTCCCTTGACGGTACATTGCTACAGCCATTTCAATGTCACCTTTGTCCTTAATGCTTTCAGTGTGTTTTTTAACCTTCTTTCTGCGGATACCGTTGCCACTTCCTCTTTGTTTCACTCCAGCCGCTTTCAAAATCCTATATACTGTTCCTGCTGACACTTTCATTGTCTTATATATATCATCCATTGCGTTGCCTTCCTCATGCATCTCAATTATTAATCGTTTAGTTTTCGCATTTATCATAATCCTTCCCCCTGTTCTCATGTCCTCGTTTATATATCTCTTTCAAAATGTTGAACTGTTTTTTTATCTCTATCAGCTTCAAGTAATTTATGTACATCCGTCAGTTTATAAACAACACCTGCTATACATCCCTTCTTTTTCATTTGCTCGATAAAATTAATCTGCTCTGGTGAAACTCTTCCGTTCTTGCCTTTGACCTCAAAAAAATGTATTTTACCTTCTTTGATTGCAAACAAATCCGAAAATCCTTTAGGTAATCCAACATCAAACCATCTGCCATCAGCCATTTTAAATTTCCCAACATTGGCACGAAACACAGTAAACCCCAGTTTGCTTAATTCAATTCTGATTAGATTTTGAAGATCATGTTCTGTCATGAATAATCCTCCTATTCTATAATATTTAGCGGAACTTTAAGTTTAATGGCCATATCAACCGCTTTTTGAATAAAGCTATTTTCTGTCTCTTCTCCATAAGCAATCTTTGTGAGCTTGTCTAGTTTCTCTTGATGCTTCTTGTCAAAACCATTCATCTGATGCCATATCCAGCCTTTTTTATACCCACGCTCCTGCTGTACCTGTTTGAGTTGTTCCCTGTGTTCTTTCCTTGTTTTCTTGAACATGTTTTCAGTGATCTCAATCAGCTCAATAGTCTCTTGAATTTTAATTTCACGTTCGGATTTAGGTATTTCGGTATTACATTCAGGACATATCCGCCCCTCTGACTTATCCCAGGTGTGATAACATTCCTCACATACCCAGATTGTGTTATCGTCTTTTTGTTTTGTTTTCTTCTTTGATTTCTTGCCTTGCAACGTCCATTCCCTGTCCTTTTCTGGCAGACCAAATCTAAATACATTGCCTACATGGTCAAGTATTATCGCTTGCTTGTCAGTCTTGTATCTCATGCACCTCATTGATTGCTGAATATATAGAGTTAGTGATTGTGTTGGACGTAAGAGTATTACACATTCACAGTCAGGAACGTCAAACCCTTCTGATACTATGTCACAATTACAAAGTACCTTTATTTCTCCTGACCTGAATTTACTTATAATTTCTTCCCTTTGTTTTTGAGGTGTAGTTCCGTCAAGGTGAGCCGATGATATTCCGTTTTGCACAAACATTTCCGATGTATTCTGAGAATGTTTTACGGATACGCAGTAAGCTATAGTTTGTTTATCCAGTGCTTTGTCTCTCCATGTTTTTAATACGTCACCATACACAGATGAATTATCAAGCAGGATTTCACATTGATGTGTGTCGTACTCACCTTTTTTAATTGAGATTTCCTTTGTGTTGATCAATGGAGCTGAAAATAGTTTTGAAGGTGATAGGTAATTATTTTCTATCAGCCATTTTGTAGTAACTTCCTCAATCAGAACATCATTTACATCATTGAACCCTGACCCATCCAATCTGGTTGGTGTTGCTGTAGCTCCTATTCTGTATGTGTCAAATTTATCAAATATCTTTTTATATGATGATGCTTTAGAGTGGTGATTTTCATCAACAAGGATTAGATCAGGTGCTTCTAATTTGTCAATGTGCCTGGATACTGTCTGTACCATGTGTATTTTGCAGTAATTCATATCAACGCCATAATTAACGAATGTTTTCTCTGTCTGCTCACATAGTTCCTTTCTGTGTACTATGAACATAACATTCTTCTTATTAGATGTTGCACGTTTCGCCATTTCAGATAGTATGATAGTTTTTCCTGCTCCACATGGTGCTACTATACAAGGGTACTTATATCCTTGGTTCCATGCATTCTTAACTTTACTTATTAGATTTACCTGATAATCTCTTAATTCCATTAAAATCATCCTTTCTTCTTATTGTGTAACGGGATTGTAACGGGTCTGTAACGGGTATCCCGTTACGCTGTACGCTTTGATATTATTGCATTGTGCGTTTGTAACGGGTGTAACGGGTAATTTATTGTTTACACGCAGGAGATAAAGTTTTTTATGTTTTATGAAAAAAATATTTTTATACGCATATATGAGTTAGCTTTTACCCGTTACACCCGTTACACCCGTTACGCCCAGTAATACCAATATCTTTAGCGTAACGGGTATCCCGTTACGGGCACGTTACGCATTAAAAACTTTTTCAACTTCATCAATACAAACTTCATTATTATCAATGTGAATTGCTACACATCTAGTTACTACACCATTAACTCTTGATCTTGTTGTGTTTTCGTTTTTTGATTTTTTTGATAATTTTCCATTTGTAGCCAACCAAGAAAGAAAAGCTGTCGGGTTATAATTTTGTTCTTCACACATTTTGTCAAAAATAGATTTTATGATATAACATTCCGTATCTGATAACTTCCCAAATATTTCGTTTGCACTGACTGTTGTAAACTTGTTAGAATTACGGCTGATAAACTCAATCATGTAGTTATATGCCCTGGCATGTACGCTCATAGCTTCTTTACTGCTTAAGAATTTTGATATCTCGTCAACCGTTAAAATCAGCTTGTTATCAAAAATCAATTCAGATGCCAGATTAAACCCAGTTAATATTGCAGCTCCTATTGATGTCTGCTTCTCAGTTTTCAATGTTGTTTCCAGTTCCTTGTAATATTTTTTATATACATCATTGATATCCTCACGACGTTCTATACCTCTGATGTATGCTTTTCCTGCATGACCGTAATTGTTGTAGAGTACATCACATGTATCCTTACCATTTTCTATCAGCTTACTGGTGCAATGTACTTCTATTATTCTGTTCATTGCTCCACCTTTGGAGTTTTCTGAAATAATTGGTTTTTCTCCAGTAGTAATAAAACAAGTGTTCCATGTGCTTGTCCTGTCTGTACTTCCGTGTTTGTTTCCTCTCAGTCTGCCTGCACCTTCTGATAGTTCATAGATTTCCCTGTCAAATGATTGCCTGTCAGTAGCAATCTCTAATTCATCGAAGAATACTGGAAGAGTGTTTGCTATTTCAGCGAACCTTTCCTTACCAACGTTGGTACTATTGAATGTTTGTATATATTTCCCGACCTTAGGATTTGCCCATACCGATGCACCACTTACAATAGATACCGTCTTGGCTGTTTCAGTATCAGCCCAAAGATGCACGAAAAAATTGTTAACTCCAAGTATCTTTATTAGAGGAGCTGCAAAACTCGCTCCTAAAACTATTTTATTTATATAGTTGTAATCACAGATATTAGTTATTTCTGTTTTCCATGCATCATAGGACCCTTCTTGCTTTACTGCATTAAATACATGAGACAGGTTAACGTCACCATCAAATTCCAGATTGTCATTGTATGGAGCAAACCCTTCACCGTCAATCCAACCTAACCTTGAGCAACATCTGCGTTCTGGTATTTCTGCATAATTATAATGTTCCAGATCATTAAGAAATTTCACCAAGGATTTTGATGATTCCGAAGTAACACTTACACCCCTGTCAGACAAGTCAACTATCTTACTGCTAGAAGCAATTATACTCTTGGCAACAATAATATCTGTCCATCTATAATTTTCACTGAACGATATTTTTAGCTTTACCATTCCAGTATCTATATTTCTCAATCTTTCCTTTATAGTTATGGGATGATTGCAAGCTATTTCTTCATCACCGAACCTATTGATTTTATATACACCACAGTCACCAGCTACCCATTCACCTGTAGCAAGTTCAAAGTCACAGCCTGTAAAATCTGTTATATTACCTGCTTGCTCATGTATCTTTTTATCTTTTTGTTTTGTGTCTTTAACATAAGCACTGTAATAAGATTTTACACCTGTTATTCCAAAAGGCTTAGCTTGTTTAGCCAGATTTTTAAGGACAATCTCAAACTTTAGCTGGTTGTTTGAATATTGGTGTAGATATTCATATGGTAATAATGTGTCCAGGAATTCTTCCTTCGTAAACTCTTTAAATTCCATCGTATTTAAAATCCTCCGTATTCAGCAGTTTTTCAAGGTTGTCCCAAAATTCTTCATGTGGTGGTGATTTTCTTAGTTTTTTATGATTTAGCCATAGCTGCCTGAATTCAATATCTTCTTTATGTTCTTTATTTTTCTTGATAGTCTCTTTTGCTTTATTTATATCTATAATTTTCCTTCTTACCTTAGGTGTTTCAGCTATTCCACCAAAATCATTATTAATTCTTTTTAGGGCTTCGTGAAAATCTAAACTGAATAGCTTCATTACAAAATCAATAACACTTCCCCCAGCTCCGCAACCAAAACAATAAAATCCTTTGCCCTCTGGGTATATTTTTAAACTTGGAGTTTTTTCATTATGAAAAGGACATTTCATGTAGCCATGTCTACTGATTTTATATCCATAACATTCAACTACTCGGTGCATTTTGGGTAAACTAGAACGGCAAATCATCAAGCATCCCTCCCATTTAAAATTAACTGCCTGCTCCTGATCGGTTCACCTTGCATATATTTACAACAAAAAAGTTAGGAGCAGGCAGGAGTTGCTAAAATGGTAAATCGTTTGGCATTTCTTCGTATGCATCGCCTTTGTTGTCACTTTCTTTCTTGGAGTCTGCGAAATATACACTATCCACCATTACATCAGTGGTATATACTTTCTGTCCTTCCTTGTTGTCGTATGAGCCAGTTTGTATCCTTCCTTCTACAGCTATTTGTCTGCCCTTAGATAGAAACTTACCCATAAATTCAGCGGTTTTCCCGAAACTTTTGCAGGTTATAAAATCACAATCGGGCTGACCTTCTTTTTTAAACTGTCTGACCACTGCTAGAGTGAAGCTACAAAAAGCAGTTCCGCTCTGTGAATATCTAAGTTCCACGTCCTTGGTTAATCTTCCTAACAAGCATGATTTGTTCATGATGCTTTAGCCTCCTCTTTTGTGTTAAGAACTGCTTCTTTGATGTTCTTGCAGATTTCTTTGTAATCTGCTACTGATACATCCAGTGAAGATTTATACCCAGCTTTTACACATACGTCATGGATGGTCGCATGGTCTTTACATAACACATAGAAATATTTTCTTTGCTCTTCTGTTATCCTCGGGTATTCAATTTCATCCTCAGGGAATGAACCATCTTTGAGGTAATCAGCAATTATTTGTTTGATTGCTTCAAGGTCTGTCACTTTTATATCTTTAGAATGAGTGTAATTGAAGCGTTTTAATGCCATTATGTTATACAACAGCTTCGTGTCACGGTTAGCAGAAATGAACAGGTCTTGTATCTGTTTATCATCAATTGTGGCTGGAAGTATTTCGCCTGTACCTGGGTCAACTATTTCTGTCTTTGCTTTTATATCTGCTTCTAGCTTGCCCTCAATAACCTCGACTTCTATTGCTTTTAATTCTGGCTCGTCTGGTATCATATGACTCATTTCTTCTGTTGTAACCAGTCCGCTTATGCCGAATTGCCTTTTAAGTGCAAACACTTCTGCTACTTTTATTATCATAGCTGTGGGATATTGCTTCCAGGTAGTGGATTTATCAGTGCGGTATTCTTCGATTGGTACATAAGATATAACAGGTTTCTTTTTTGCATGGTCAACCTTTGCCCAGGCTCCGATAATTTTTCCTCTCTTGGATCCAAATTGATGAGTAACCTTATAATTTTCTGCATCAATTTCAAATTTATCTCCTTCGCAAACTGCCATAGATAATATGCCCATAAAGCTTACATCTCTTTGTGCTACTTTCAGATATCCGTCACGAGATGTATATATAAGTGTTTCTGCCTTACTATAATCAACTGTTCCATCTTTTAACCTGGGATAATCCCAGTTACCCCTATTATCTTTTTGCTTTTTAACTGACTTGATAAACCATATTTCTTTCAAGAAAGGGTCAAGACCGTATTTTTCGGCAATTGTAGTAAACATTGCAAGCTCGTCATCATTAGCACCTTTGGCTATCTGCGATTTTATAACCTTGATTTGCTCCTGCGTGAAGGCAAATCCTTCGTTGTACTGTATAAGTGCATTATCCATAATATTTATTCCTCCTTGTTATAATTCAATCTCGAATTTATCCGGCTTAGTTTCAATCTTAATGCCTGGGATAACTTCTCCATCACTGTCGATTGCCTCAGCACCCTTTACCGTGATAGTTTCCTTTAACTCTGCCCACTTAACAGTTTCCTTGACCTGTACATAGTTCTCAGTTCCTCCATTATCCTTGACCCACTGGAGAAGCTTTTCATCATCTTTGATATAGTCGACGCCACCAAATTTCTTTTTAAGTTTGCCTGAAGGAAGAGTGTAAGTTTCCTGCGTTTTAGTTGCTTTCCTTGGTACAGTCTCAAAGTACTGTTGTAACTGACTTCTCAACCATGATGTGTGCTGTTCATAATCCTTATTAGCTTTTTCAATTTTTGATTTGTAAGTATCAATCATGTTCTGACAAAGTATTTCCATTCTTGCCAATTCTGCTGCTTCTTCTCTGATCTTTGACAATGCCCATTCTGCTGCTTTGTCGTCTTTCACTGTAAATCCTTCTGTTTCTACTACCTCATTAACAATGTTCATTGCTAAATTTTCCATTCTCGTATCCTCCAATATTTTTTATTTATACTGCTATCTTCACGACTGGTTTTTCCACTCCCATAAACCAGTCACACCATTCGTTATCTTCCTGCTGTCTTTCCTCTGTCCTGCATAGATGTATATATCCGTCTAAAAATCTTATATAATTCCATGCTGTGAGTTGATGTGTTTCAAATTCAATATCTATATCATCAGGCTCTTGTAATTCCATGTAATTACTGTATCCGTACATTTGACACCTCCATTATGTGTTTTGGGGCAGCTTGTCCACTGCCACCTTGACAAATTGCAGAAAATATGAGAATCTATATAAATAGTAGTGGTGTTATAAAAGTCCTTTGTCTTCGCGGATGAGGGCTTTTACTTTTGCTCCTGGAAATTTTCTGACAATGTTTCTTGCGAATACTTCTGATACAAATCGCCTTGCGTAGTCCAGCTCTGTCACCCAGCAACCGAACTTGTTTAGATAGTTGTTTCCTTTTTTAATCACGTACACTGCACTTCACCTCCTTACATTCCCTTATTTTTTGAATGTTTTCCTTTGCTGCTTTTCTAAACATTTCCACTTCCCACTTGTTTATGACACCCATTTTCTTTTCAAATGCCTTAAGTGCTTTCACCTTACCTAGATTTGATTTCAAAGCCTGTTTCTCTACTTCTAGTGTGTTTGTTTTCTGTGCCATTTCATACACCCCATTTTCATAAGATGTAACCATCAACTAATCCCCTATGTCCCTTTTACGCTTACATGCTTCATAATGGCAGTCCCTAACAGAACCACAGTCATACAAGATAGTCATTATCTGTTCAATCCTTGCCTTTCTTTCCCTAGCTGCTTTCCTTTTCTGCAAAAGTTTCAGCAACCACTTCATTTTCCCCACCCCCTTCTATTTCGAAAAGTTCGTCAAAAGTTTTTTGAAAACTTTCACACAGAATTTTTGCTGTCTTTGGGTGAACATATTTTGTATGGCCTGTTTCGATGTAATTATATGTAGCACGATGTATTTTATCTTGAGTAATTTCAGAGATGGTTAAGCCATTTTTTATTTTTAGAATTTTAAAAAGGGAATTGTTTTTTACTTTTATTCGCATGTTTTCGACCTCCCAAATACATTATATTTGACATCACTCGACAATGCAAGACCTATTTTTCACTTTATCAAAAATAATCTCAAACGCTGTCGTATCAATTGATATACAGTCTGATTATAATGTAAAAATTATCAATAAATATATGTATTTGTAAATTACGGTAAATTTTTGTCGAATGCAGACACAAAAAAAAGCCCCATCTATAGAGGCTACACATAATACGACTTATTTCCCTTGATTTGTCTATTTTATTATGATACACTGGATAGTTTCAATCCTTGTTTTAATGGATTATGTTCTGTAGCATAATATGTCAATGATTAATTTTGTTAAATAGTCGTTAATTCCAGTATATAACTTGTATTTGGGCATATTGTGAGGTATAATATATTCAGGAGGTGGCTATATGGCGTCGAATAAAAAGACAACTATCAGGTTATTGGAAGACACGAAAGAAAAACTGAAAAAAGAAGCATCTGAAAAAGGTATCACAATGAATGCGCTTATCAACCTGAGACTTGCAGAAACGCAACAAAAAACAGGAACGTAAGCTCTACCCTACTATTAGATGAAAGGAGAAAAAGGATGATTGATAGAGATTATGATGATTATTATTTAGTGTGTGATAATTGCGGGCGCCAAGTTGATGAACCTTTTGATAGCTGGGAAAAAGCAGTTGAAGCAAAAAAAGAAAATGGATATACAAGTAAAAAGTATGGTAATGGATGGAAAGATTTATGTCCAGAGTGTAAATAAAAGGCTCTCCCCTACCTGAGCCGGAAAGGATGGAATGGATGAATAAGTATGCAATTGCAGTACACACAGAATGGGATCACACTAACACACTTAAAACTATTATAGCAAATAGTAGCCTAGAAGCCGTACAGAAGCTATGTAAGTTGTTATCTCAAGAACACGAAATAAAGTACGTGCCATTTTGCAACATATCAGAATATGAAGATTATTTTGCTAGTTGTGACATGTATTTGAGCGAACCGTTAAAATTAGGACATCTTAGAAAGGAGAAAAAGATGATTGATTGGAAATGTGAAGTATGCGGAGAACCTTGCCCCGATTATATGGAGTAAAGAAAGGTGGTGAGTAGGTTGAGGGTATGGAAGATAACAATGGACTGCGATAATGGTCACGGTGGTTATTATGTTGATGATCCCGAATGTCTAGAACCAGAATTTGAAGAATGTTGCGAAATTACAAAAGAAGCAATTGAGGAATTCACACAAAAATCAAAACAAATGGAAGTTGGACAAGTTTTATCCTTAGGATGTTTTGATGTTACTTGTTCAGATATAGAAAAAAATGAACTCAATAACCTGCTTGAGTTCTCAGGCTGGTAAATAAAAGGAACTCCCCTACTCTACGTGGGATGATAATTGAAAGGTGGTGTAGGATATGAACATTGAAGATTATTATGACCCAAGAATAATTATCCATTTTGCAAATACTGATGGATATACAATGGATTTAGATTTATAAGAAAGGTGGCGAGTAGGAATGAATGATTTATGTGGGATTTGCAAGAAAGAAATAAAGCCTGGAGACTTGCGTAAAAATTGCTTCCTTGCAAATTATCATCACGTTTGTTGGTATGATGGTCATGTTGTAGCATGGACAAAAGAAAAGGCAATTGATTATTTATGTTCAATCGGAATGACCCCGGAGCAGTATAAGATTTTATTTTATGCTTATGAAAAGAAAGGTGGCGAGTAGGATTGGATGAATATACTGAAATATGTAATAGCATAGAGGAAGCAGCATGGACAAAGGAAAAGGCTATTGAATACTTGATAAGTATAGGAATGACTCCAAACGAGTATAAAATACTTTATGAAGTAGAAACAACAAAATAGGAGCCCTCCAAAACGCTATGTAAGTCAGGTTCCTATCCGCACACACCCAGTTAAGGGAGTATATGTATATTATATCCCCTACTGGGCAAAAAAGTAAACTAAAATTTAAGGGGGATCAATAATTATGAAAGATTTACATCCAGGACTATTATTTTTAACATTCGTGGCAGGTATCGTAATATTAGCACTTAGTTCAGTATTTACTTACATATTTTTTACAACTCTTACACCTGGGTATCTCGGAATATTACTGGGTGTATTTGGTGTATGTAACGATATTGGGAAAATTGCTTTCTTGCCCGCTACTGTATTATGTGTCATGGCAAATAGAAAGGGATCGGCTGCCTTCTTTCTTTGTTTGTGGTTAGGTTGTTTTTCGATTAGCCTAGTAGCCAGTCAGGGTTTCGATTTGAACCAGAAAACAAAAATCAAAAATGAGGCATTAACTACATCTGACGATTATAAAAGACAGCAAGCTTTGTTCGGAACTGAAAGTTCGAGCATTCAGGATTTAAAGAAAAGCATCACATCCCTTCGTTCTTCCAGAGACAAAGAAATCAAAAACAGTTCAGCTAACTTAAAAGGACAATTAGAAAATGCTCGTAGACTAGATTATATAACCACACCTGGTATTGGAGTAAATGCCATATCTGAAAAGATACGCAAGGCTGAGTCCTCTACTCGCTCTCGTATTGACTCTGATATAGCAATAAAGGAAAGACAGCTAAGACAAAAGGAAGCTGGATTAAATACTATTGATAAGGGCTTTGATAAAATGTCGAAGAACATTGACGCTACTGAGGGATTGATAACTTTCTCAAACTGGCTATCATCTGTAAGCGGACAGTATCCAGATAAAATAATAGGCTGGTTCTATATCTTCAAAAATGTATTCAGTGAGTTTTTGGGGCTAGGGTTGATAATGCTATCAGGGCTTGAGCTTAAACCTACCTCCCCTACCTCAAGAGAAATGAAGGAACCATCAAACAAACCAGGTATATTCAATAGATTAAAAAAATTCAGACCTTCTATGGCTACAATAAAATCCAAGGTAACTCCTGAAAGTCAGTCCGGTACGAAACTACAAGACCACTACCCCACTCCAGAAGTTTCTAACGCAATTAAAGTTTATGCTTCTGCTGTCTTAAAAAATCCTAAGTCTGACAGGTCTTGCCCGGGGTTAACCACTATAGCCAAAAATACAACCCTTTCCCGGAATGATTTATTGAAAGCTAAGAGTTACCTGGAAGAAAAGAAAATACTGACAGTACAAGGAACTACCACGTATGTAAACGACGTAAATAAGCTAATGAGGTATACATAAAACCTTGTAGCCTGTCGTATACAAACCTAAAATGAGAATCGAGAGGGAGGATAAATCATGAAAGAAAATATAACAGTTGTATTTGAAGATAAAATAATAAAGTGCCTTCAAATAGTAATAAAATATGGTTGCATAATATTTGAAACGCCTTATCATAGACTTTGCAATAAAAATGAGAGGGAGGGGAAGGGGAAGGTTACATTACAAAATTTTGAATAACAAAAAGGCTATACACCAATAATGTATAGCCTTTTTCATGCCTATTTATCTATCAGCGATTCATATTTTTCAACCAAAGTAGGCAACGATTTAAATATTTCTAAATCTCCCAAATCTCCTTTTTGATTTGCCATTTCAGTTAACGCATTAAATCCACGTATCCATTTCTCATTTTCAATTGTTCGTTTTTGTAGAGATTCTTTCCAATTCAAATTTACCACCGCCTTTTTTTGCAAATCATAGACTCGTACAATTGCATTTAGCACAAGATTTATATATTTATCGTAAAAATCAGGTGACTTTAAAATGGCTGAATCGTTGGCGCTGTCAATGAATAACGGCTCAATTATTATTGCATTAAATGATCCTTCTCTATGCATTGCATAGTAGTCTCCATTGTCTCCACGTTCTGAAAATACTCTCCTGAGTGGTACGTCAAATCCATTAGAAATATTTTGTGCAATAACATTTGCAAGAATAACTATATTTTTGTCAGCGTTTACGCTATGTATAGTCTCTGTACCACTGCCACCACCACCATTTACGTGCAAATCTAACACTAAATCAGCGTTTCTACTTTTTATAACATGACACAATCTTGTTATGTCAATCGTTTGGTCATCAACTCTAATAGATTCAGTTAGAACATCTTCGTATTTTGATAGTTTTTTTTGCAGCATCAAAGCACACTTCAAATTAATATCTTTCTCACGAAGATTATTTGCACATGCTCCGGGGTCATTTCCACCATGCCCAGCATTAATTACTATTTTCATTCACTACACCTCCATGTCCGGGTTATTAAAAATACCTAATAAAACTAATATTTGCAATAAACTTGCAACTACGTTTGTAATTAATTCGCCATTATCAAACGAAATTACTTTTGTAAGCAATAATATACTTACTATTTGTGCAAAAATAGCAACCCATAGTTTTTTATTTTTCAATTTACTCATAATTCCTCCTACTTTTTTACCCAATAAGTTATTAAAAATCCTGTTATGCCGAGCATTGTAAAAATAAATGTTGCCATGCATCCCTTTAACATGACAACCAAACTTTTCATTTCATCAATTAAATTTTCAAGTTTTACACTCATGATTGCCTCCGTATTTTCTAATTTTCTTAGTCTTTCTTCGTTTTTACATTCGTGCATGTTATATACCTCCGAAATTTATTTTATATCACCTTCTTTTTTCGTATGTATTTTTAGTAGTCGCCACCGCCCACAGATTGCATGTATACTTGCTTTACGACATTTGCAAATATTCGGGCCAATCCTTTTGGATTATTTGCATCTGTTCCTGGTATAACCTCAACTGTGTGAAAAACTCCTCTATTTACTTTTGTTCCAGTTTTCGTAAGGTATGGTACTATGTCTATGTCAAATCCTGTAAGTCCTACAACACCTGTAACAACGTTACCATCCACCTTTACAACAACGCTAGGTGGTAGATATCCAAATTCATATATACCGTGTTCGATATCATGCGTATGGTCTGCAACCGTGTGAGTATGCGCCATTCCATGGGTATGCTCTCCACCTTGGTGAGTATGTGCCATGGAATGCGTATGCCCGTTAATATTAACACTGTGAGAATGGTCATATACATCATGTCCATGCAAGTAAAAATCGCTTGGTTCTTCTGGTACTGATACTTTACTGTTAAGTCCAGTATAATCAACAAAAACTGAACCTAATGTCATGCTACCAATTTCCAGATTTTCATTTCCTGATACTGTTGTTGCTTCACTTGATGCTCCAGATGTTACCACACCTCCACCAGCTGTTGTTGCTTCACTTGATGCACTTGATGTTTGTCCACCTCCACCTTTTACACTAGCACTATATGCCCGAAATGCTGCAACATCATAATTCAACATACATTTATTAAGCCTTACAACTTCATCACTAAGATAAAACTTAATTAAGGCTGCATGTGTAGCATCACAATTGTCCTGGAAATCATGACTATCGATATTTGTTGCGCCTTGACTATATAATTCATTTACGCTAGCTTTAACTTGCAACGTAGATATAGTATTGTTTATATCTTCAACTTTATTACTTATCTGCAACTCAATATCTCCAGGATTGCTAACAATATCACTTTTTGAAATACTCACAACTCTGGAATTAAAACTAAATCCTGTCTCTGAGTCATCAACTTGTACTAAATTACCCAACTCAAATTTATCAAGACTTTCTGAAGTAATTTGATATATATCAGCTGCTTTTACTGTATAAGTAATTTTAGGGATTTTATTTTCCTCTAAAATCGCTGTCATCATTGCTTTTAGTGTAGTAGCATTTTCAAACTTTGTATCAGCAAAAATCCTTGAAATTGTGCCATACGTACCAATAGTTGATGCATCAATATAAGGTAGTCCACCGTTAATTGCAGATATAGTAAGCTGATTAACTCCTTCGCCATATCCAAGTCCATACAGCCGAGTTATAAGGTTCGTAGGGTCTTCAAACTTCTCTATGCCTACTAGATTTCGCTTGTATAATATGCGTGCATCCACGTCAGCACTAGGTATAATCAAACTTAATTTCCATGGATAAACTGCTGTGTTCCATGTCCATTGATAAGCAGTATTAAACGGTTTCGGTACTGCAAATACAGCATTAAGCAAGTTTTCATTTTCCCACTTATACTCATAAGTTTCGGTAAAACTACAAACATCTAAAACCCAATTTGTAACTGTCTGAAACGCTAGTATATAGTCAATTACATCATTTGTGTGGTCTGTAATACTTCCGACAACTTGCAATTGAAACATTAAATCATCTAGCAAAGTTGATAATACATGTTCGCATTGAAAATTAATTACATGTGAGCCTGAATCTTTGTTTTGTTTGGTCGGCATAATCCTAAACAAGTCAATTCTTTCGGCTCCGTCAAAAATCTCTACGTAAGAGTAAGGCAGACAATCCGTAACTTTTGGATCGTCTGCAGGAAGTGAAAAACTTGCTGTATGTAGTTCGTTTAGTCGTTGTTCATACGATATGTTAAATGCGTTTTGAAGAATAGCGACTAAAACACGACTTGAATTATATAATTTAATCATTTTACACCTCATTATGGTTTTATTACTTTAACTCTCCATGTTCCACTTGCTAAATTTATATTTCCACCTGTACCATTTTGCACTCTAATTTTAACACTATCAGTAGCATCTACATATGGATGAGCAATACAACCTTGCAAATCATAAGGAGCACTACATACAACTTGATCACCAAGTGCAGCCCCAGTAACCGTAATTGACGCCGATGTTTCACCTGTTCCAGTCACTAAATCAGCAGGATCCCAAGTTGTCGAACCAGATAGGTCAGTCACGCCAAATTTTACCCAAGTACCGCCAGCCCCACCAACAGTACATACCCAACCTATATTACCGCCTGCAACTGGAACAGTATTATAAATAATATCCCCAACAGACCATATGTCAAAATTAGGTTTAGCACTCAAGTAATTTATATTAGCACAATTAATCTTTTTAACATTGTCTGTAAATCCTGCACCTATTATTCTAGTATTTTGTGCCCAACTAGTAAAATCGAGTCCATCCAGTAACCAGTTAATTATATAAGATGAAGCAACAGATGTAATCATTGCTATTGCGCCTGTACCTCGTTTTGATATATTACCTGTTATCGTAACGTTTTCAGCTGCTTTATTGCCTGATTTATTTATACAGTATGAGCCTGCTAGAACGCTCATAATATCCAAATCAAGTTTGATATCTTTACACTCTGTTATTGTTATACCTCCAGATACGGAATTTACAATAATAATTTTAGCGTTTAAATTAGTTACTTGTTTCTCAAAACCAATGTAAGAATACCCAACATTTGTTCCTTTAGCTAATTTAATATTTACATTGTCGCACACTTTATCAGTGGAACTACCACCAATGTATAGTAATTGGTCATAACCTGCACCATCAGCTTGTAACGAATTTATATATACATTTGATGCGGATATTATACAACACTTATTTATAGTATTTTGTTTTTTTACTTTTATTATATTAACGCTATCAACAAATATATCTGTTACGGTAGAATTATTTGTAGCCATTATTGCAAAAGGATTAGTCCCAGCACTTTTTATATATGCTGTACCTATATGTACATTGTTTACAATATCTGTATTAAGACTTGGTTCAATGTCAAACCCACCTGGCATTGTCATATGGCCAGTGTTGTCGCATATTAATGTATCTACAAAAATATTAATTCCTGTGATTATTGATAGACTATTTCTACCGACACATTTCGTTGATTTTGTATGTAATATATTAATTCTGACATTATTTGTATTTACAATAGTTAATCCATCACCTGTCGGATTTAGCGCATAAAATGTTCCAATTTCGATATTATCGCAAGTGTCTAAACGTAAACAATGTAAAAATTCGAGTACGCTAGCTTGTAGTGGATTATCTTCATCGCCACCATTATTAAGAGCATTCCCATCCATATTTAAAAATGGTATTTTTACATTTGTACAACTAATTAATTCAATTATTGCTGAACCTGCGCTACTATCAGGTCTTTTCATAATACCTTTACAATTAATGCCAAAATTGTCCTTGGTATTAAGTGTTATATTATTAGTTACCACAGTATTTTTTTCTAAAATTGTTAAATTTGCATGTGCTAACACGGCAAAATTAAACGCTTTCTGTAAAATAATTGTCTCTGTTGTTCCGTCATACTGTACCCCAAACCATTCGGGGTAAACATCTATTACATTCCATGTTCCTGCCAAAGTACCACCTAGACTTAAATCAAAAATTTGATATAATCCAGTAGCAATCTTAGTATTTGTCCCAGTTATTGTATATGTATTATAAATCTTTAATATAGAACCATAAAGTGGTTTTATTATAATGTTTTCAGGTATAATAACATTTGTTGCAATTTTGTAAGTTCCAATGCTTAAATATAGTGTAACTTTAGTTACTCCAATTTCTGTAATCCAAGTATTTAATTGTATAGCATCATTATTACTATCATCTCCTACCATACCAATATCTATAGAGTGATATCCTAATTGATTTTCAATTGATTCAAGTCGATCGTCTAAAACTGTAAAAACTTTATTTTTTACGCCAGAACTACGTGCATCTGTAACCTCAGCCGGACTGGTACCAGCGCCTACGATTAAATTATCAATTCTTTCATCGAGTAAATCTAATCCTTCTTTTACTTCTGTTGCGCCTGCTACGCTGCCAGAATATACTATGTCTTGTGAATTATGAGCAGTCGATGAAGCTAAATGATTGTCAGCATCTAAATCTAATTTATCAAGCGCATTTGATACTTTTATACCCGTTACATTTACTGAGTCATTTGTTATATTGCTTGCTGGATGTATATCCGCCGTGCCATCAACGTGACTATTTATCATTGTTCTAAGTGACGCAAAATAGGCATTTAATCTTATATAATCATTTTTTAATTTACCTGTAACATCTAGTATAAATGATGGTAAAGACATTAAATCAGCTCCTTATATATGTAATTGTCTAAAGTTAAAGTTAAAATCTACATTACCACCAGTTTTTGTATAACTTATTACATTTGCGCCTGGCAATAATTTTAAAAATTCTGTTGTATCACCTGTTAATTTACTCATTTTATTAGTTGTACCATTTTTGCATGTAGCGTTTACGTTATCTATTGTTATTGTCTGAGCCGTTACGCTTTCTGTATATGTAAGCGTTTTACCGTTGCAAGTTATACTAAAAACTGTAAATGTTCCTGTAACTAATATTTCAAATAATGATCCTTTTTCAGACCCTAAGCCAAGTTCAAAATTGCCGTTGTACCACAATGTCAAAGTTGCAGCATTTATTTGTTTTGTTGCTGTTACTTTTACACTTGTAGTTATAATTTTATCTATATTTTTTCTGATTACTGGATTTACCTTGGTTGTAGTTGTTACATTTTTACCTATATCATGTACCATTACTGGATTAATTTTAGTAATGGTTGTTACATTTTTACCAGTTGTTTTTTGAATCGTTGGATTAATTTTAATACTTGATGATGTTAATGTTTTTGTTATATCGTGTATCATTGTCGGATTAACTTTGGTAATTGTTGTTACAACTTTATCAATAGATTTTTGAAAAGTTGGATTTACTTTTATGCTAGTTGTTAATGTAAGGTCTGTATTAGCCATATTCACCGCCTTGGAGAGTGCCAATCGACACCCTCATTTAGAGTTTTACTATCTTGTAAACACGTTATTTATAGTAAAAGTTATAGAATCCCCTACTGAAACACTAATGTCAGAAAATGTACCTCTAATTGACAAATCACCGGTTGTCAGATGTGAAAATACTCCAACTTCCTTGATTATTTTATCTGCTCCAGTGCATGTTATAAGTGCAACAATTCTATATGTATCATTTGTTACTCCACCGCCAGATGTTTGCTGTGATACTGTACCTACTGTTCTTGCTTCTGCTCCGGGACTTTCAAGCGCGGTGTCTTCGTGGTCTGCTGCTGCTGCTGCTAATACTCCCCATCCTACCCAATGCGGAGTTATAACGCTTATGCTTGCCAGTAAATCTGTTATTTTTGCTAATCCAACATCTGTAAATACCGCTACATCAGCCATTTTTGTTGTCCTCCTCTATTTTTTTTAATTCCAATTTTTTTTGTATATATTTTGGGTCATTCCAATAATATTCCTTCATTTGTTTTAATTCCATTTCTTTTATTTCTAATCTTTTTTCGTAAATTTTCGCCATTTCTTTCCCACAAATTACACCTAAATCTTCAATTGTGCCGTCTTTTCGCGTAATTACTGCCGATATAGTTATAGTAGGTCTTTTAACTTTTGCTTCCATTATACCCTCCTCAAAAATGTATTATATGCGCATCTGTATTATCCCAAGCTATGTCCATTCCCCAAGTTGCGTCATCACCCCATACAATATCCTGATTGCTTGTAATTGTTTCAATTGCGTGAGGTTGGCACTCAAGCTGTAGTGTTGTTTTACCCAGTCTAAAAAAATTCTCAAGTTCTGTTGCATCATAAATTTTAGCAAGATAATATTTGTCTGGTTCATCGTCAAATATAAGTTTTTTGTAACTTGTCTGACTTATCCATGCTGCAATATCTCTTGCATTAAGTCGTAAATCGTTAAAACTAGTGCCAACATACTGTATTGCAATGCTTAAAACCCTGTTGTCGTAAGTGTTTAACTCAAAATCATAAGTACCATGTTTACCAGGTACGCTCAGTTCTCGTTTTCGCATACTTGGCAATAATACCCTATTTGTAGACTTTGCAATTATGCCATATGTGGTATAAGCATTTATGGAATTAAACTCAAATCCTATCGTACTAACACCCCATTTCCACGAGCTCTTGACCGTTGCTGATTGTACATATACTGTGATATTACTTTACCATCCAAGTGTAAATTAATGTTAATAGCTTGATTACTATTATTGTTTTGTCCCATAGCGGTTGCAATTTGCATAGAAATATCATGTGGAATTACATTTGCGCCACTTGGTAGATTAACAATTTCTCCACCACGTTCATTTATTCTGGCAATACCACCTGAAAAATTATTTACACCACTTGCAAAACTTGGCATACTAAAACTAGGTAGTGAAAAACTAGGTAGTGAAAAACTAAATTTATTTTTTATATTGCTAACAATTCCATCTAAAGTACTATATAACCAATTAGCAGATGATTTAATCCCATTTATCAATCCGTCCATCAAATTTGTTCCAAGATTTATAAATCCATCATACATTTGTCCGGATATATTTTGGATAACGGATAATGCAGTATCCATTAATTCAGTAAAACTATTAGCCCAACCTTTCCAAGTTGCTAAAGCATCATTAGTTCCACTTCTCCATGCTTCTTTCCAATCAGCAAACCAAACATCCCAATTAGATTTTATTTGTCCAGTTGTCCATTCAACTTCATTAACATGTTCTTTTGCTTGTAATTTTGCTTGTGATATTATTTTTGTATGCATATCAGTTGCAATATTAACACTTTCATCACGTTGTTTGGTAGCTTCTGCTATTAAATTTGCAGCTTGTTCGGCTGTAATAGCGCCTGATTCATCACGCATTTTAATTATTTCAGCTATAGATTTACTATATTGTTCCTCTGCATTTTTAACAGTTTCTTCCTTAGTTTTCAAGCTGTTTTTTACAATCTCAGCTGCTTGTAATGCTGTTATTTCGGATGCTTGCTGTTTCATTCTTTCAAGTATTATTTTAGATTCAACTTCACCCTGGGATAGATTTTTTACAGCATTATCTTTCATTGTTAATTGTATTTGATTTATTTTTATTTGTTCATCTAATGTCAACGCTCTTTTTGCTTCAGATGCAAGTCTTAATATCTCTTGTATTTTTGCAACTTGTTCATCTATTATTTTTTTTCTATCCTCTGTATTTTGTTTCATCTTTTCAAGTGCTAATGTTTCCTCAGTTTCAGTTAAAGTTTTAGAATTCAAGAAAAAAGTACGCATAATTTCAAGTGATTTATTAAATTTTTCTTCCATTCCACCTTTTATTTGTTCACCCATTTTTGCAAAAGTATCAGTTAAATTTATTGATGTTTCTTTGGATATAATTTCGCCTGATATTTTCATTTTTAATAATGATTTTTCAGCACTATTAGATAAATTCAAATATCCTTCTACTGCTTTTTTTGTAGCATCTGATATACCAGTTCCAAACAAATTTGCTGCTGGTATTGCATCTGACATTGCAAATTGTACGCCTTTTATTGCTGCAACTATACCAACTACCAATAATGCTGCTGGATTTAACAATGTAAATGCACTAACTAAGATTTTTATAGGACCAGGTAAGTCCAAAAATGATTGTTTTACTTTATCCCAATTTAAATATAGTGCTGTTGCTGCTGCTACTAATGCACCTATTGCTACAACTACTAATCCCACTGGATTTGCTGTCATTGCCGCATTTAAAGCCCATTGCGCAAAGGTTAATCCTGTTGTTGCTGCTGTCCATGCTGTATATAATGCTATAGCTCCAGTTATTACCGATTGTGCTATTATTGCTGCTGTTACTCCTGCTACTGCCGCAATAACTAAATCCATATTTTTAACTAGTAGTTTTACAACTACAATAAATCCATCAAAGGCAACAAATGCTGCATTCATTGCAACTTCAATATTGGATTTAATTTGTGGCATATTGTCAGATGCCCATTTTGCAAGTTTATTTAACTCTGGTAATATTTTTTGACCAATTGGTATTGCTAATCCAACCTCAAACTGTCTGCCTAATCCTGTTATTGCTTCACCAAAGGTATTGTATTTTACTTCATTTATTTTCTTGAGTGCATCAATAGTTAAATTTATTTTACTGTTTGTCGTGTTTAAAGCTAGTATGCCTGATTTTCTTAAATCTTCCCACTTTGTACCAAATAATTCAACACCTTGAGCAGACTGTTCTAATGGATCTTTTATCAATGATAAGCTTAGTATAATGTCCTTAAACGCCTGATTTGCACTAGCTCCACCAGCCACAAATTTTTTGGTAGTCTCGTCAGCATCAAGTCCTATCGCTGTAAATGCATCCTTAGTTTTTTTGCTACCATCTCCAGCTCTTATTACAAATTCTTTTAGCCCGTCTCCTAATACATCGATTGAAAAAGCTCCAGCGTCTGCACCAGCTAGTAGCATATTAAACATTTGTTCAGCCGAGACTCCAGCTCCAGCAAATTGAACTGAATACTCATTAATTATATCCATTAAATCTTCATTTTTATTAAGCCCATTCTGTGCACCTTGTGCAATCAAATTATAAGCATCGTTTCCGTTTAATCCAAATTGTATCATTAATTGATTGACAGCCCTTGTTGACTCACTTACTTCAAACTCAAATGTATCTCTTAATGCCAATGCTGATTTTGTAGCTTCTGTAAGTTCTATACCTGACAATTTTGTTTGAGTGGCAATAAGTCCCATTGACTTACTAATATCTTCAAAACTTTCACCAAAATTATTACCGTAAATGTCAAGCATACTTTCTTTCATGCCGCTCATTTTTTCGTCTGCTGTTCCTGTTGATGCTTGTAACCCATTAAGCGCTTTTTGTAATTCATCAGCCGCTTTTACTCCTGCTACTGCTAATCCTGCAACTGCTGCTGCTCCTAGTGCTGCAAGTCCTGTTGCTGCATTTTTTAAAGCATCTCTCATGGGTGCCATGCGCTCTGTCAATCTCTCATTTGCTTCTGTAAACCTTTGCAATCTTGTTTGATTTTCAGGTAATTGAGTCGCTTGTGTTGCTAATTCTTCGTTTGCTCTAACAAGACTAGTGCGCAAATCTCCTAATGTTTCTACAGACCGTTGTAACTGTGATTCAAGTCTTTGTGCTTGTGTTGAGCCTTCTCCAAACTGGTCTGTTGCTTGTCTCAATGCTTCCCGTGCTCTATCAACAACTTGTTCCTGATTTGATATAGCTGCATTAAGTTGATTTACATGAGCACTACTACTATCAGATGCATTACCAAAGTTAGTTATTTCTTGAGTGGTCCTATCCAAACTAGTTCTCAGAGTTACAAGTGTAGTTTCTGCTCTTCTTAGCTGTAATTCATAATTAACTGCTTGCGCTGACCCTTCACCAAACTGCTCTGTTGCTTGTCTATGCGCCTCTCTCATTTGCTCTACAACACGTTCTTGCAGTCCAACAGCAGTAGTTAATTGTTCAGTTCTTGCCGCCGCAATTGTCATTGCATCGTCTACTCTATCAAGTCCAGCTGTAACTTGACGAAAATCCTCACGAGCAATCGATATTTGCTGGCCCATTGTTCTTATACCTTGCCTAAATTCCGCTGTATCTAATGCTACTCTTGCCGATATACTACCAACATTAGCCATTTACTCACCACCTTTATAAAACATCATCTGCAAAAGCTAATTGCTCAGGAGGGTTCTTTTCTTCATTTTCACATTCCATGAATGCAACATATTGTTTTAGCGTTAGTCTACGTGTTTCAGTTTTTGTAAACCCCCATTTGACTCTACAGCGGTAATGGATTTGATTGAAGTTAATTTTTTTTTTCTGTTGCACTACTTACCTCGTCTTTAGTTTCAGGCAAGCTTTCCACAAAACATCTTGTCAAAACTGTCAATATTTTGTGCATATTTCTAAATGTTATCATTTTTCTAATTTCTGCTTCTGTAATTTCTTCGTCCATGTCACATAATCCAGCATAAACTAGTGTTACGAGTGCGTCCAAATCTTCCAAAGTTATGCCTTTTGCCATGTTATCCATTACTTCAAAAGATTTCATTACGCTACCATGTGCCTTTGCTAATACCGCCATACCACCCATTCCATAGAGTAATATTCTTTTTTTACCACCTAATTTTATTGTTTCACCCATATAATCCATGTCATTTATGTCAAGTATTTCATTTTTATTCATATCAACACCTCATTTTTTAAAAATTAAAAGGGGTATTGCTACCCCAATTATAAAACTTAACGTTCCCATCAAACACTGAAGGAGTTGAACCTTCTATTCAGCTACCGAGCTGTACGGAATCGAACCGTCATTAAGTATTATGCTGCTGTAAAGTTTGATACATTGATTGCTGCAAGCGCATTACCAGATTTGTCGACTACATTTGTAGTTGCAATTGCAATGTGTGCAACTGTTGTTAAGTCGCCAGTCGGATTGAACGTTACGACTGTATCATTTGTTGAGATACTAAGCACACCAACGATTGGAGTTCCATCCGATGCTATCATTACGAAGAAGTTTGAAGCAGTTACGCAACTTGGCAAAATTGCTTCCGAAAAAGTCCAAACAATGTTGTTAGATTTTGGAAATGCACCCTCTGTATCAACTGGGACAATTGTAACGGTTGGTGCTACGACATCAGGAGAAATATCACCAGTTGTAAACCAACCAGTTCCAGTACCAGCCACCCAACTTGCTGCGCTTTCATCCGCTATTCTTTTCCTTAATCCATCGTAGATTCTCTGTACTGCAATCCCAACTACTTTATCAGTTTGAGGACTTACTTTATCTTTTTTAGTCTCTAAATCATCATCAGATTCGCTGAATTTTACCTTTAGAAACTTATAGTATTTATACGTACTGTCTCTCTTTTTTGCCTTAAAAGATACCGCAAAAAATGGTTTAACATCACTTGAAGTTGGTGTTCTAACTCCTGCAACCATAGTTTGACCATTTACATAAGCTCTTTCATCCTCTGTGAAATCTGTCAAATCAAGTGTGAGCTCACAGTCTCCATCATCGTCATATGTATCCACTACTATATCATCAGCATATTGCAGTTCCTGAGACGTTTTATTCTTTATCCCAGCTTTCATAAGTTTTTTAGTAAATGGAAATGCTACATCATAGGTTGTCGATACCGATGTGTCCGTTAATACCTTATGCATAACTAAATTTTCAATTCCAATTCTACTATTTGCAGCCATTATATTACCTCCAATTTTTTATTTTATACTGTAAATGTACCTGTAAAACTCATTATTTTATGCTTTATAATAACGCCTGTATCCAAGGGTTCATCTTGGTCTTGAGCGTAATTTCTTGTAAATCCTATTGCGTTCATTATACGGTTTACATGCCCTGCTATAGTGCTATTATTAGCAGTACTCCAAATATGTATTCTAAATGTAACTTCGCTTTCTATTTCTGTGTCATCGGCAACTAATCCCCTTATATTACCTATTTCATCATAAGTCAAATAAGGATAAATAGGCTCACCCGTAAATTTTGCACTGCCATCAAACATCCTTATCTTAGGTACTAGTGCAATTAATGACACATCAGTGCTTAATGCTGTTGCGATAGTTGGTTTTGCATTATACAATAAGCTCACCCCTTATTACATCCGCTATTTTGTCTAAAACTTCTTGTCGTTTGCTTATTACAGATGGTTCTCCAAATGGCTTTGCTAGCATTTTTAACGTTCCCCATTCAAGCCACCGATCATAAAAAAACTCAGGTGAGCTTCGACTTCGTTCAATCGCTCCAACTAGTACGTATTTCTCCTCATCACCTTCGCCTTTTATATCTGTAACTATAATATTGTCACTAATATGGCGCCCTTGTGATGTTGCTCGTGATACTCTTTGAGCCATTTCTTGGCGCAAAACTAATGCACCTTTTAAGATAGCTTTTTCTTTTATTTTTTCTACATCTTTTCCCATTCTTTCAATTTGTAATAGCATTTCTTCAATTCCATCTACTTGCATAGCCATTTTATACCGCCACCTTCGCAGTTATGATAATTTCTTGATTTTTTTCGTCTGTGTTGATAACATCTAAGATTTCAAAATATTTGCACCTAAATAATAACCTTAAATGTGGCGATACTCCACCAATATAGCGTATTTTAAACGCTTCTGTTATATCTGAGTTTACAGTGGCAAGTTTATAGTATTCTTTTCCCGTTTTAGGCATTGGTTGCGCCCACAAAGTACGCCAATTTATCCAAGTTTCAATTGGATTCAGCTCGGAATCTTGGGTTATTGACTTTTTTTGTAGTGTTATTTGATGTGTTAATTCGCCAGCATTAATCATAATTGCACCAACTTATCCTGCCAAAGTAACGCTGATAATGTAAAATCTATCTCTTTTGCGCTGCCTAATGCTTGGTCAACAGGAGTTCGATTAGTAAACCAGTGTGATATCAATAGTTTCATGGCTTGTATAACCTTTTCAGGTACCGCACTAGCTGCACCAAAACCACATGTAAATGTTATTAATATAGCATCAAGCGGATATGGCGTAAATGATGGCCATGATTTACCATATGCCGGGACAACTCGACCAACTACACCTCTAATGCTTGTAATATAGTCAGTTGCAACCGTTAATGTTGTAATAGTACCAACACTATTCTTGTAACTAATAGAATCAATAGTTTGTAGATTGCCAAGTGGTATTTCAATTTCGTAGCAAGGAAAATCTTGCATTGCCATCTCCCAAACTTGTGTGATATAAGCTTTGCCTTGATACTCTTCGCAATATTGACGCGCTGCTGTTATTAAGCTTGTTAAATAAGTATCCTCGGACGTATACCCTTGATTTAAAATTACATTAACAGAATAAGTAGCATTTGCAAATGTAAGAACTCCAACAACTCTTATATATTGATTATCGCCTGTGTACTGATACTTAAAGGTTTGGTCATCATTTGTCGGAGTAATTTGTGTAAAACTGTACCAATCTACCCAAGTTGAATGATCGTTACTTTCTTGTATTTTTACGTCAAGTTTACCAGTAGCAACTACAGTCCCAACATTTAATTCTACTGTAGCACTATAACCTAATACATCAATATAGTCACCATTTACAGTAGCTGGAGTTCTTAATGCAGTTAATATAGATTCTTCGATTGTTAATCCTGCGCATGTGTCTGCATAATCAGATATTTTTAAATAATCTTTTATTTCAGAAAGCGTTATTGGCTCAGATGTTGGAGGTGTTTTAAGTGTTAAATTATATTTCATTTTTACCCCCTAATAAATATGGTATTCTACTCCTAGTGATATTGTGTTTGGTCCAGCATCTAATGTACATAATGATACAGATATTCTTTCTCCTGCAACAAATCTAGGGGTCATAATATAAATAGGCTCTAATGTATCTTGGGCGTTTGCCTTTATTATTCTTTTAGTACTTACTCTTTCTTCGTATCCTGATAAGCCTTTCCAAAATATAACTTGGTAGGTTGTTGTTGCCGTAGGAGCGGAAGGTGTAAAAAAGTGTAAATCAAATGACTCTCCAACACCTACGCCCGGTGTTGTATGTACCTAACGTATGAGCCAAAGCAACTGCACCTGTATAATTTTTTACATCTAAATGATTAATCATTTTTTACCTCCAAATTTCTTTGTAGGTTTTATTGTTTCTACTATTTTTTCTGCTATTTCTGCTATTTCTTCAACTTTTTTAATTATTACTTCTTCTTTATTTTTAATTTCTATAGCCTGTAAATTTTGTATTAAAGCATTAGCAAGTTTATCAGATAAATTTGCAACATCTCCATTTTTAAAATTTCCTTCAGGACCACAAATATCAACATTTAATTTAACTTTCATTTTTACCTCCTAAAATATTAGAGGGAAATTAATCCCCCGTTATATTTTATTTATTTATGCTAGTGCATCCTGTGCAGGATATACCATATTAGTTTTATTGCTAGTTGTGAAACGGTTATCCTGGGCTAATTGTACATTACATACTACTGCTCCTGCTATAGTAGCACCGCCAGATGTTGCAAGTGTCATACCTCTATTACCAATAACGTACACCTTATTAGATGCGTCATTAATACACGCTAAAGTGCTTGCAATCACATTGTTTTTTATCATGCCATATTTCCCAACTGCAAATGTAGCTGCACCAATATCTATTCCCATGTTTGCACCTTGAATCAAGCAATCTTCAACAAGGAAATCGTCTGCTTGACCAGCTCCCAATTCAATAACGGCATCCGAAAACGCACCTTTTGTTACGCATTTTCTGAACTCAAGACCAACACAAGCTGTTGCTAATACGGCTGCTGTTGCTGCTGTTGTTGAGTCTGCCATAAATTCACAATTATTGAAACTTATACCATGTTGACCTGTCAAAGTGATTATGTCTCCACCAACTAAAACTGGACCCTTAAACATGATATTGTGAAATTTGCAACCCATGTAACTAGTAGTAGCACCAACAACGATATTGCCAATCAATTGTGGTTTATCCTTCCAGTCAGTTGAGCCAATTCCAATTACATCTGTTTTCTGTGCAAGTTTTGTTAAATCCTCGCCTTCTGCTGTTGCAGTTTGGTCACCTTTAAATAAAATTACATTTCTTGCAGCATAACCAAGCTTATCTGCTGCTGCAATGTCAGCATGACTTAGTGCCATAGCTATTGACATTTTTTTTACGCATGATTCCCATGACATGCCATCGTTTGTGTCAACGCCTGCGTTAGAGTCAACCATATATACTGTATGTGCTGCCCCAAGTAGGCTTGCAATTTGTTCTGAAAACATAAAACTTGGAGTCGTATTATAACCATTGGGTATTCCCATTATTTGTTTACCTCCATTCAAAATTTAAGGGCTGTTTCCAGCCCTCTTTTTATTTATGCGTTTTTTGCACGAATCCATATTCTTTCACTGTAATTGTATTTGTCCTTAAATCTCTTTCTAGTCATACCATCCTTTACATCGTTAATCATTTCTTGCGTAATACTCTTTTGTCTATACGGACGTGGTTCTTGAAGCTTTTTTTTAGTTAATTCTGATGGTATATGTCCTTTGTGAGATTCCGATAATTTTTGTCTATGCTCATCTGATAATTTTCTACCTAGATAAAGGAGAGGGCATGTCAACTTAAACCGATTGAAACCGCACCATCGGCCAACGTTGATAGTTCAACAGTTGGAACGGTTTTTGAATTATATCTAATAGCAATTATACTGTCTAAAGCGCTTGCTGCTGTATCAAGTACTAGGTCAGGTCTAATATATCTTTTGCCCGGTCTTACACAATCAAGCACAAGTATATTATTATTTGTATCTGTTCCAGCAGCAGTTACAGTAGCAGTTGTTGTTGCGTATGCTTGACCACTTGCAAGTCCTGCCGTATTACCAGCCAAGGCTTTAAGCGTACAAACTGCAGTAGTTAACACTGTGCTAAAACTTGCTATAAAACAAACGCTATCAAACACGCCTTCGGTTGGGGATGCCATGTCAATTTCTGTTGCCGTTTCTACATCTGTTGTAGATGCTGCTTGATATCCAAAGCATCTAGTAATAAGGCAATTTTTAAAAATAGATTCAATCATTTACATTTACCTCCGTTAATTTATTTTTATTACTTATCCTAATTTAACTCTTGCGAATGCTTCTGCTAAAACTGGAGCACCATCTGTTTCTATTCTTGCTATATAATCAACCTGATTTGTTCTAGCTAATAGTTCGAGCAAAACATTTATTTCAAGAATCAAACTATCGCAAATCCAATAATTCATTAGGTCGCCATACAAACCTGTGTATAAACCAGTTGTAAATGTAGAAGGTGCATATTCAGACATGTTAACGGGCTTTCCAAGTAACATATCAGGAGTGCCCATTACTACGGATGGTTGCCAAATGTATTGACCATCTGAATCTTTCAATTTTGCAATTTGACCAATTCCAAGTCTAGCAAAAATCCATTCCGCTCTTGATTGATACTGTGCTTTTACGCTATATTTAGCATTCATAAGACCATCAAATTTCATTTCAGTTGCAGAATTTCCAGTCGAAACGTCTCTTGCTGCTGGTATTCCATCAACAGAATTAGTAAATAATCCAAGAGGAGAATTAACGCCAGTTCCAGTCATATATGCATTTTCAAGTAATTCAGCAAAAGCATAAACAAGTTCACTTCTAACAATTCCTTCTACTCCAGGTGCATTTCTGATAAGAGTTTTCGAAATTACTATTTCAGCAGTTGCAGGATTTGGCTTAAATTCCCTTTTGCCAAATGCAAGAGTAGTATCTGCGGTTGGTGCTGCAATCTCAGTTCCCCAAACAGCTGCGCTCATTCTAGCCGTACGAGTTGGATAACCTAAACTTTGCGCATCTTTCAATGGTGGTAATACTTTGGCTTTCTGTCTTATGAACATTGTGTTATCAAGCTCTTTAATAAGCTCTGATACAAACTGTTGAGGTGATACAAGATAGCCTGCTTGAGCTGGATTGCCCTGTTGTAATGCATTGTAAATTTGTTTTGGATGGTCGGAACCAGTTCTTAAAAACTCATTAAATGCATTTGTTATTTCTTCGTTTGTGTTTGTATTTTTCTTTTCAGGCTCTTGCTTTTCTCCGATGATTCTTTCTCGCTCGAGATTTTTTTCACCAGCTACGATATCAAGATTAAATGCGTCAAACTTAGCTTCAAGTTTTGCCATTTCATCCTTATTTGTAACGTCCATTTCCTTTCCCTCGTGCTCATTTATAAGAGCCTTTATGCTATCATAAATATTTGCACGTTCTTGCTTTGCTTCGATAATTTTTTTACCTGTGTTTAACATTATAAAATTCCTCCATAAATCTTATTTTTGATACGATTAATTTCTTGTTGCTGTGCTAATTTATATGATGATGTGGGCTGAGGGATTGCCTCCCCATTTTCATTTTCATTTGTGTTTGGTTGTTCTTTTTGCTTAGCTAAATAATTTCTCATTTTTTCAATTACTTTTTCTGAAATTAATCCATCTCCAGTACTCGCTGATAATCTAAGTTCGTTATCAAACATGATTTCATCTACAAACCCATTGTCTAAAGCTGTCTTAGCATTAAAGTAAGTTTCTTTATCCATCATTTCTAATATTTCTTTTTTGTCTTTTCCAGTTTTGAGCATGTAAGCATTTGCTATTCCAACGTCATGCGAAGCTAATAATTCGGATATGCTTTCAAATGTTTTTGTATTTCCTGATACTGCAACCGATACCCGATGAATCATAACTTGGCCAGTAGGTGTAATTTTAAGTATTTGACAAGCCATTGCTACAACAGATGCAGCACTTCCAGCTAAACCAACAATTTTTCCAACAACTTTCCCTTTGTATTCTTTCAATGCTGTGTAAATTTCAGAACCTGCGTATACATCACCGCCACCTGAAGAAATTTCAACCTCTAAATCCTCATTATCTTTCGTGGATTCAATTGCCTTTATTACGTCTTTTGGAGAAACAGCATCCATTTCAAGCCAATCATAAATCCATTTACTGTCATTTCTTACAATTGCACCTTTTATATTAATTTTCATTTTGTTGCGCCTCCTTTTTTTGTGCAAAAAAAGAAAGCACATAATATTATGTGCTTTCTTTTTTTGTATTAAAAAAATTTAATATTTTTTCTTCTCGTTGTTTATCGTAATATTTATATTTTGGGTACCATTCAAAAAAATTTTTATAACTTTTTGAATTATTGCATGATTTGCAAGATGGTATAATGTTTTTATCTGTATATTCTCCACCCTTAATTAGTGGTATGAAGTGTTCTTGTTCTAACTTTTTTTCTTTACCACAATATACGCATACATTAAAGGTAATTACTCCTTATCTATCTCACGTAACATTATACATTATTATCTTTGGAATTGCCAACCTTTTGCATAGATTTTGGTAAGTTATTTACAGCGTTTGCAAGACTTATAAAATTACCATTAACCAACAAAGCATCCCCACCATCTTCTGTTGGAATGTCATTTAAATCTTCAAATTCCCTAATATCGTTGGCACTCAATACACCATTATTTCTCATTGTGTTATAATAGTTTGTTCTTGCTGCTATATCTCCCTTCAACAAAGTTTTGGTATCAAAGTTAGCATAATGGGTTTTCTTTTCGTTGAATGACAACAGATCCTTGTATATGCTTTGGGATAATCTAGCATTCATAGGCTGTATTGCTTCATTAAAATATTCAATGTTTGATTGTTCCATTGAGCTATAACTTACACTTTCCATTGCAAAACATTTTGAAGGTGGGACACCCATCATTCTACAAACTTCAATTACTTGAAATTTTCTTGATTCTAATGCTTGAGCTTCTTCTGGGTTGCTATCCATCTTGTTTAGTTCAAATCCACCTTCAAGCAACACCCATTTATGTTGATTCATAACGCCTGAATACATTTTTCCCCATTCTTCTTTGAATTTGTTAAAGGCAGCAGTATTAATTCCGCTAGGATACTGTATAAAACCACCAGGATTGCTTCCAGTAGTAAAATAATCATCTGCAAAATTATTTAAATTCATAGTTAATCCTAGTACATCACCGGCAATTCTAACGAAATCTTCTGATTGTTCTTCATCCTGAAATCTTAGTCCCGGAGTATACATCATATTTTGTTCATATATTCTCTCACCCATAATTCCTGTGTGAGAGTTCTGAGGATAAGTAACATCTATGTATCTTTCCCCTGTTACAAGATTTCGGTATGGTGTAACATGACTTGTTGGTATATTCCAAATCTCTGTTATAAATCCATTATTGTCTCTTATAATTTTTGCATATGCTCCACTTGTAAGCATAAGATTAAAAACATACATATGAAAAAAATCATATGAAGTTGTTTCTGAATTGGGCATAAATTTTAATAGGCTATATAATCTATTGTTTTTTGCTTTTTCTCTACCCGTCTTTGTTTCTCTAAACAAATCACAGCCAAGGCTAGCCATTGTTTTTGCTACAACATCCGCACATCTTATTACAACTGCTATCTTTAATGCTGTATCTGCGCCAACTCCATACCCTGCTCCACGCAAATAACTTGCCCATGCACTATCATCATGCAATGGCGGTAGCGTTTGATTTTTTATGCTATTTATATTTATATTTATTAATTTGTTAAATAGTCCCATTAGTCACCACCCTTGCCTGAAGGCCATCCTAAAAATATTAAAAATAATCCTATTATAAGATACATAGATGGTTTATAAATTGCATATAATCCATATGCTAGCATTAATAAGCCTATTATCATTATGATATCTTTTATATTTATAGTATTTTTAAAACTTTTTATCACATTAACACCACCCTATAACATTATTATTCCTCTATTTTCATCATATGGACACGCATCCTTACTCAATAATGCCCTAAACATTGCATTAATTATTGCTGCTAATAGGTCAATTCTTTGGCTATCATTCTTGTGTTTCTTGCTAAGTTTAATTAATTCACCTTCGCCGGTTACTTCGATTGCATTTGAGCAACACCAGGTCAGCAAAGGGCTTCCGTCGTGTACGATCTTCCCTTGCAATACTAATTCTCGGAATGTTTTCGTTGGTTCTGAAAGCGTTGTAAAACCTTGCCTGGTCTCTATGCAAGTATAACCCTCGTCAGTCATTTCGTTGGAAAATTGTCTGGCTCCATAAGGATCATAGCAAATTTCCCTCACAGTCCAGGCTTGCGAAAATTCAATATCATGCAGATATGTTCTTATTTCCCTGTCATCTGTTACTGCACCATCAGTTATAGTGCACCATCCATGATCTGACCAGTATTTGTAA